TAAATTTAATCAACGTATTCGCATTCACTTTTAACGCTTTGGAAGCAGCTAACATCTTCTCACTCGAATCTTCAATCATTCCGTGGATGTAACTGATCGCTTCACCGTAATTCTCACCCATGTATTTAAAAGCCGTCTTGCTAATTCGTTCTTGGTACGGGTCTTTAACGATAGTCCCTTCGATAGAATGTTCTTTGATAAACTCTAAAACTTCATTTGGCGTTTTAAAATGCATCGCTTTTTTTATGTCAGTTGTAAATTTATGCGTATATCGTGGATGATTCTTCGCAAGATACCCCATCATACTTGAGTAATCTTTGATATGTTGGAAGTACCATTGTGGATATTTAGCATCTCTAATGACATACATTTTTATCTTCTTCATGAGCATCGCTCCTTTACTATTTTTTCTTAAAAATTACCCAAGGTTACATGGTTACACGTATTTTTCAAAAACATTAAAATAAAAACATAAGAATGTTGATTTAATAAGCTTTTATACTTACAATATACTTTTTCTAAAAAAAACATGTAAACATGTAACTTTTTATATAAAAAGTATCTATAAACATTGTTATATCAACGTTTCTAAGGGTTACACGTAGCGAAAAAAACGTGTAACCTACGTGTAACTACATGTGGTAAAAGGTTACACGTAGACACCGATTTTACCCAAAGGTTACACCATACGTGTAACCTTTTTTTAAGGTAAAATTCTTTTATAACCTCTAGTTGTTTTTCCATTAACTTTGTACGATTGTTTTTTCCAATCTAGTAAATTGTCCATAATGAAACTAATCTTTCGAGATAGTTTTTGGTCGTTCGATTCCTTATGGAACAGATTGAACATAATCTCCCTGGTAGCTACTCGATTCATCGGTTGACCCCCTGAAGCCCAGTCAGGACTATTTGCAAAATATTTAGTCGTATAAATGTACTGATCAGTTGTTGTTCTACTTTCCCAATCCTTAGGTACGGGCATTTCCAAGTATTGAAGAATTTGAAGCTCAATTTCATCTCTGAACATGAATTGCTCACGATATTCAACTAATTCAGCTTCCGTTTCTTCATCAAACATCAAATCAACGCCGCTTTTATAAAGGGTAACGGCTTCACCCCAAATTTGTTTCACGACTTCATCCGTTATCTTCATAGGATGCTTTTTCTGTTTGTCATTACTAGCTAGTACAGGTAAGAACCTGCGTTCACCTGTCTTATCCTTGAGGTATTCAACGTGATTGCTTGTTCGTGCTAGAACGAAATTCTTTGCGAACTCTTGCGTTCTACGCATATACGGTTTTCTGAATCGTAAGCTCGTTTTTGAGATAAACGATTTCGTTTCTGCAAAACTCATGCGATCACTAGCGACCATTTCGTCATCATTCACTATCAAATGTTTTAGCATGATGTCGTAGTTGTCTTTGTTTGCAAAATCGGTGACTGCATCCGTGTACCAATGACCGCCTAGCTTTTGTAGAAATGAAGTCTTACCAACGCCCTGTCCACCTACTAAGTCCAGAACGTAGTCAAATTTAACGTAAGGTTCATATACTTTAGCAGCAGCACCTACCATCCACATTTCAGCGATTTTAGACACGAGAGGGTCTTGGTTAGCACCGAGATAGACTTGCAGCATTTGCCCGATTCGTTTCCGTTTGTCCCAACCTTTTTCAGCTTCTTCCATATACTCTTTTACCGGGTTGTAGGACCGTTCAGATAAGAAGGTTTCCATGCCATCTATCATCGCTTGCGATGTAAATGCTGCACCAGTGACATTCTCAAAATACACTTTGACTACCGATTCAAAATTCGAAGGCAGCTCTCCTTTTTTTAGAAGCGTGTTCCCCAGTTGGATGTCTCTTGTTAATTCGTGCTCTTGAGAGAATTCATTATGCTTTAGATAGAGATTTAACTGATCATCAGCACGAAATGCGTTCAACACGTTTACTGGGCTGTTCGTTTTTAAAGTTCCATTGCTATTTTTTATCGGTTCATAATCCTTATAAAAACTCACTACTTCGCCAATCACAATCACCTCCTATCTTTGTTAATCATACTTACTACTGTTCTTTCTAATTCTTGCATCGATAGTGGATTCGGAGTATTGCCATTGGCTATCTTAGCCAAAGACAACACATCCATCTCGTCCACTCCTCGCCATAAAAGCCCACCCACAAATTTAGCAAGCTTATCATTACGATTCCCTTCATCACCTAATCCATTTGCGATGATTTCGAACAATTCCGTTGTTTTTGTCTTTCCGGATGTTCGACCCTTACTAACCCACGACCTCAACCCGTCGCTGTAATCAAATTCACGTCCATTAGTGATTTTGTATTGTTTAATGATCGCTTCAATTAACGCCCTGGAGGGAGTAATCATCGTTCCTTTTTCGGGAGATTTCTCCACGTCCCATTCATATTGCCCTTTATCCGTAGCGGATGGCGCAACCAACACATAATTGTTTTCGTGCGCTTTGATATCCACTCCTGGAAGGAATCCAATCATTTGACTGATGTGGATATCATCACGCTTGAAATAGAATAGGTGCTTACCTCCTGATGCCGTCTTTGCTTGAAGTGTAGGTTCGATTAGGTTTAAATGTTCCCAATTCTTCAATGAATCAAATCCACTGGTTTGTCCGTGCTTGTCAATGTCAATCACGAAGAAGTTCGTGGTTCTTAGTGCGATGTTTGCATTTGGATATTGATTCCAAACTTCGTTAATTCCATCAGCATCAAGAGGTGGTTTATCCGCAAATTCAATTAATGGTCTTTTAGTTGTAGGACTAATCGGGATGACCGAGAACCCTTTTTGCTGATACAACAGCGCATATTCTTTCATTGAATGCATGAGATCACCTTATTTTTAGAAAGGTAAATCTGAATCTTCCACGTCGATTGTATTCATCGCATTTTCAGCATTTTCTTCAATGTCATAGTTGCGATATACCTTGTCTTCTTTACCTTTTGTTTCTAGAATTTTTAACGTGAAGTAAGAACCAACTGCTTTACGTTCTAATGCATCGGCTAATGCTCTTCCGTCTTCAAAGTCGTTCTTCATAACTTTGTCTCCAGCTAATTCAATTGCCTTTGTAAAGAATTTGATTGTTCGTTCTACTGACCAAGAAAGGTCTTTGCCGTTCCATTCAGATAATGTTCCAAAAGATACATATTCAGTACGTCCGTTAAATTCTCCTTCACGTACTTCAAACGTGAATCCTAAACTTTCCCATCCGCTCGGTGCAATGTTAAATTGTGCTCGTTTTAAAACGACTGTGTAGTCACCGGCTGGTAATGCTGCAGGTCCATTTACACTATCTTTGCGAGGGTCAAATCCATCTTCTTTAATTTTCTTTGCAATACTTAATAAACTCATTTTTCATTTCTCCTTTAGTTTTAAAATAATTCATCTTCGTTATTAGAAACTTCAACTGTTTCTTGTTTTGTTGGTTTAGCAGTTTGTTTTGCTGTTGCTTGTTGTTTACGAGGTGGTTCAACGGCACCCATAATAGTTGTTAAGATTTTCAAAATTGGTTTGTCATCCACTTGGTCTGCGTGATAAGTCTTACGTTTTCTTTCAACTTCACGGATGTAGTTATTCCCAATCTTTTCTGTATGGATCATCAAATCCGAATTTCCGTTGATAAGGTTCACGTACTTATCTTTCAAGCTAGGCTTGTCTTTCGTAGCATTTCCGTTGTCGTCATACTCTGATATTTGACGGCTAATGTAGATAACATTCATCGGTAATGCTTTTAGGTCAATCACCAATTCTGTAATAGCCTGGTTAAAGAAGTCGTAGCCTTTTCCGTATGGAATTTCTGACAAGGATTTTAATCGAGGTTTCCCTGGTGGCGTTAGCTCATCACACACAGCGATTTTAATCATCTCGATAACGTCATCAATAACATCGATTACGACTGTCTCGTATGAATGTTCTTGCGTTTGTAGAGCTAGTAGGATTTCTCCTAGCTGCTTAATCACTGAATTAGTGATGCGCCCTGATTTGTCTTTATCATTTAATAATTGAATACTTGGCACGCTGTTTGCTTCTGCATTCCCATCCGTATTTAAAACAATTGGGTTAGGAAACTCATTCGCTAGGTAAGATTTACCACTCATGGTTTCACCATAGATGAAATAGTTACGAGGCGTATCCTTTGGAACTTGTGGTTTATTTTCTGGTAATTTAAACAATTTCATTCTCCTTTATAATAAAATTCAATCACGTTTACATCGTGTTGTTGTCTACTTCCTGTGATTCGCCAAAGTAGTTGGCGGTAATCGTCATATTCTCCAGAACCTTCTTCAACTGGATCTAGAACAACGATTGTTTGATATTTGTGCTGCAAGCCATCAACTCCGACTCCGAGTACTTGATTCGTAGCAACTACTACTTTTTTGTCCAGTCCTTCTTGAACATCTCCTGTCCAGATTCCAATGTGAGGATGTCGTTCTTTGATGACATTTACAATTTGTTTTGATTTGCTAACAATCAGCATGTCATGTGGTGCTCTTTTGATTAATCCATCGAGCTTTAGCATTAATGGAGTATCAGCATTTACTGGTTTAATTTTTGGAAAATCAACTTCTACTCCTGCTTGGTTGAGGTATCTTTCAAACGTGTTTCGTCCGAAAGATTGTTTCGCCATTGCCGTTTCGTTATTTACAGTCACAAGATTTAATTTTCTAAACTTGTCTAATGTTTCTGGGTTTCCAGGTTCGACAGTTACTGGATAGAACTTAATTTCGTAACCGTTGTTTTCAACGGCGTTTTCGATTTCTTCAATCTCTTCCCATCTAAAGAAGTTTGGAAGATTATTGACGTAGCGTTCATAGTCTCTAAAATCCTCCCATTTTTCTTTCGAATAAGTGAATGGATCATAAACCATTCTTCCGTGAACCTTTTGCCAATCAAATTTATTATTTGGATTTGCAAACCCAAAAATAGTTTTTTCGAGTGGGTAGAAATTTTGACCTTTCTTTCGAATCGGAGTAGCTGAAAGACCTATCGTGTATTTTCGCTTTATGCGACGATATAAGGCCACTTGCTTCTCTGATGACATATTCTGCCACTCATCAATAATCAACACGTCACAGTTGAATTTTGAGCCTTTTTTAAGCATGTTTTGAATACTTCGGTCAGTTGAGATAATAAACTCAACATCTGAATCAAAATTCATCTTTTTGATAGCTTCTTTCCAACCTTCCAGAATCGAAAGGCGGTTATTTGTGATGATGATTTTCTTAGCGTTTTTCTCTTTTGCAATAGCTAGAGCACAGATAGTTTTTCCGCGACCCCCAAGAGCTTCAAGGAAGATTCCGTATGTTGACCGTTTGCTTCTTTCAATTGCTTCAGATTGCCACTTTCTTAGTTTTAACGTTATATTCATTCACCACTCTCCCAATATCATCAATCACTTCCTTAATATCGTTTCTCAAAGCATAGAATAGTCCGAGTCGTGCTGCTGCACGTACATCCTGGTGATGGCTCTTTTCAAACTTCCATAATCCAAGCCGTTTCAATAATTCATTCGGGATATCCGTTTGATAACCTGCATTACGCTGCAAGATAGCGTCTGGAAAAAGAACTCGAAACAGAGCGACGTTTTCAAGAACTGAATTATCCTTTGATTTGTCATTGTCTCTAGCTTCAAATTTTTCAATCACGACTACATCCACATCTAAGAAGCGACCGACCTCTTCGAACCAATTCCGAATATCCTGGACTTTTGCGGAAGGAACGACCCAATGATTTACTAGTTTTGCATTATCAAGTAACACGATGCCGTTCGTACTACTTGCAACTTTCGCGCTTCCAGGGTCAATTGCTAGAATTCTCATGCTATCTGATTCTCAATCCTTCCGTTTGTTTTAATTCAGCCCCTGGAACTTCAATTCCTCTCTTCAAGATTTCTTTTAATGAAGTCTTATCTACTTTAGGTGGTTGTTGGATTAGAAATTCTTCTGGAATAATTCGTTCGTCAGTGATGTTTACACTTGCAGGGTTCTTTTGAATTGAGAAATTAAACATTCCGGATTTGAATTTAGTTTTCCCAGTCATTTTCATGTTGTCTTCTAAATACGTTTTTAACCATTTCACTTTATTCTCTGTAGATTGACGTTTCGTTTTTAAACGGTCCTCTTCTTCTTTGTAAGCTGATACGTCCGATTCGAGATTTCGAATAAGCTTAGCAATATTTTCTGCTTTGCTCTCGATGGCATCTTCGATACTATCTAACGTGTCTTTCATCACCTCTGGATCTAAATCCATATTCTGTACTTCTTGAAACGCTAAACTTAATTCATATAAATTCATTTATAAAACATTCCTTTCTGTGTTCCTTGTGGTTCTATGTGGAATGATTTCACGTTGGGAATATTTTGTACTATCGCCATCGCTGCATCCTCCACTGTTTTTCCATAATCCATGTATTGTTCAAAAATTAGCGGATTTACAAAGTCCGCATCAATATCTAAAATTACTTTTGATTCTGTTCTTTTAATGATTTCGATACGCTTTTTAATATCTCTTCAACCTCCTCGTAGGTTTTTACTCTCGTCATTCTTCTTTGAGGCTCATATAGATATACCTCGTATGAATCATTCTTCATTCTGATTTGACCGATAACCTTATTGGCATATAAAACGTTTTGCAGTTTTGAATCCAGTAGGTCATCGTTTAAATACACATCTTCCATCTACTCACCTGCAATCTTGAGTGAAGTGGTTAAATACGCCTCTCTCAAATATTCGTCGATATCATCTTCGCAAACGTAGTCCCCTTCAATTTCGTAATATTCATCACCTACGTATATTTCTTCGCCTTTCCAATCGTAGCCCCATACTTTTGGCTCTGGAGGGTCAAGGTAATTTGCATGTAAAGTTTCAAACTTATTGCACATTGTGTTATAATCTCCTTAGGATTTTTATTATTTAGTCAGCGTTGCCGCGCTGGCTTTTTTTGTTCCACGAATCCTGAAAATCAGGTTCGATATATTGCCCACTTCTAATTAGATTCACTTTTGATTCGTGTTGTTCAACCGCCTTTCCAACTAAGAGCACGATGCTCATCATTGCGATAATGATTCCAAATGCTAAAATGTACCATCCTAGTATCCACTTCATAAATGGGATGAATTGTACCCTCGTTTTTCTTCTTCGTTCCGTTCTCATCGTCTTCTCCTTCCGTCCCATACTCTTTGAATTTCATCAATCATGCTCGCTTGATATTTGTATGGGCGTGTATCTGTTCTTCTTGCTGCAACCACCACAGGATGGTTTCTAATTTCGCTTTTGTGCCATGAACTGGAACTCGTTCCAATCGCTTCACACAACTCTTCAGTCGTTATCCACCTTTGATTATTTCTTGAGTCAATAAACGGTTTTATTAATCCAACAAATTTTTCTGGGTTTCTTTTTACGACTTCGAAGAATATCGGTTCGTAATAATCAAGCGTTGATTGTTCCATGGTTTAAACTCCTTTCGTTTTTTTAGCGTTGGCATTCGTATCGTCTTCTTTTTCTTAAAAAACATTCCTTATTTATGAAACAAGTGTTATAATATCCTTGCCTACCTCTTTTGAAATCCTAGTAGGCAGAAAGGATGATGATGATGAAAATATTATTGTCAGAATTTTTGAAAGGTACTGTGTCTCAGTAGAGTTTGGATTCATTTGTAGGTTTACCTTTTGCCTACCGCACCTGGCTAGCAGGGTTCAATAGGGGGAGTTAGCTTTTTCGGTCGTCTTAGCTAGACGCCCAAACCGAAGGTAAATAAGCTGCCATTGAGAAAATGGCGAAAAAGCTAGTCTCTAAAATCGAGAATCAAAATCTATTTCAACTACAGTGCCAGGGGCGATACTGGCGAAGTGTTGTTGGTTACCGTTATTAACTTGAGCAGAACAATTTCCGTAGCGTGTCTTATATAACGGATAAGACGCGTTTTTTATTTAAAAAGTTCATTCAAATTAATATCCTCTCCGTAAAAGTCTTTTAACTTCTTCAACACTTTGTAACTAGGTTTCATAAAATCATTTTCGATTTTCACGTAATACGATTTACTAATTCCTAACTCTTTCGCCAATTGTTCGTGAGTTAAACCACGTTCTTGGCGAAGTTTTTTTAGCATTTAATTCACTCCTTTATCTCAACGTGAGATATTTTTATTTAAAAAAAATATCTTCTACACTTTTATCCAATTCTCGAGCTATAATATCCATTTCATAATCTTTGAACGGATATTCTCCAGCCTCCTTCTTCTCATATTGTCGTCGGTCTAAACCGATTAGACCTGCCATATAACCAGTTGTAAGTTCTCGACCTAATCGTTCTCGTCTTAACTCAGATTTTGGCTTTAAGTGTTTTTTTTGCAATCTCTTTTTGTCGGTCATCCACTCACCTCCTCTCTTATTTTCAGGTCTTTCGTTAACCTTGTGACACTAATATATCTCACGGTGAGATATTTGTCAATACTTTTTATCTCTTTTTGAGATATTTTTTTTGCTTTTTTTATCTCATGCTTATATAATGTTATTAAATCAATGAATTTGGAGGTCCTAACTCATGAATATTTTAGGTGAAGCTATTAAGAGCTTGAGATTAAAAAACGAGTTGACTCAAGTTGAACTTGGAAAATTAACTGGATTTAAACAAAATACGATTTCTCAACACGAAAAAGGAAAAAGAGAAATTGATGAAGAAGATATATTGAAATATTGCAAAGCTCTTGGTGTAAGTCCTCAAACATTATTTGATATGAGTAGTAAGAAAAGAACTTCCAAAGAGTTGTCGATAATCTACAATAAATTAGACTCAAAAAGACAAACTAAAGTATACGACTATGCTTCAAGACAATTAGAGGAGCAAAACGGAATCCAAGAAGAAAAAGTGGTTTACCTCGTTCGTGGTCGTCAATCTGCTGCAGGTTCTATGATTCATGTTGATGATGTGGATGCTGAGATGGGTGTACTTCCCTCTTCTATCGTTCCTAATGGTGCTAACGAGCTTGTACAGATTACAGGTGATTCTATGGAGCCAATTATTAAAAAAGGCTCTGAAGTATATTTAAGATATCAACCAACTGTAGAGGATGGTGAGATTGCTATCGTTCGAGTTGAAGATGAAGGAGTTACATGCAAATACTTATTTAGAGATGGTGAAAACATCGTTTTAAAATCAGAAAACTCTAAATATGATGATATCGTTGTTGATGCAAATAAAGTTTCAGTTATCGGTAAAGTATTAATCTAAAAGTTGTTTAAGAATCAAAAAAACGATATATAACAAAGTGTATCGTAAGACAACGTTTGGAATTAAAGAAGAAATGAGAGAGTATTATTAAAATTATATGGATGAAGCAAAAATTATTTTTTAACCGATTTACTAAATATATACCATTTTTAGAAGCAACCCACTATATATAGTGGATGCTAATTTCTTAATATTTTCTTAACTATTTATTCTTTGACAATCACTTATGAGATATAATACTATAAGTACAAGAGAAGAGCGTTAGACTATCTGAACCACTACAACGTGGAAGGACCTATTCGCGAAAATACTTCCCTTGTTCTTAAAGAGCAAGGGAATTTTTTTATATTTTTATAAAGGAATGATGAAATGAAGCCTTTTTCTTCTTTAAACCAACAAATTGCTCAATTGAAAGCTAGAAGACTTACTATTGAAGATGAAAGCAAAGCGAAAGAGTATCTATTGGAAAATAATTATTATAACGTTATAAATTTATACAGTAAGATACTGCAAGTTGAAAATAATCAGTATAGAGAGGGGGCTACTTTTGATGAAATTGTAGAATTACATATTCTTGACAGCGAAATAAAATCTACTCTATTAAAATCTTTAATACAAGTAGAGAAACACTTTAAATCTATTTTCGCTTATTATTTTAGCGAAAGTTACCCCAATGAGTACGACTATCTTAAAACAGAATCGTACATGTCTAATCGTACTTTAAATATACATCAAACACTGGCTGTAATTTCTAAGAAAATCAACAAATTAAACAGAAATCATCAAAGAAGCGATGCTCCAAACAATTCTGTAGGACATCACATCCAGGTTCACGGATCAGTTCCTTTATGGGTTATCATTAATGAATTAGATTTAGGTACAGTCAGATATATGTATCGATATTCCGATGATAGAGTTAGAAATAAAGTCGCGAGGAAATTGAGTGAGCATATTTTCCAGAACACTGGAGTTCGTTTGCAGGTGAATTTAGAAGCAAATGTTGTTGATATATTTTTACAATGTATCAACGATTTACGAAACTGCTGTGCGCACAACAATAAATTATGGGATTTTAGAACTAGTATAAGTATTCATTATATTGAACCTATATATAGTCAGTACTTTTCTCACAGGCAACACAGGACTAGTTGTTTTGCTATCTATTTATCATTACAGCTTGCACTTTCCAGAAATGAATTTATAACGTTGAATAACGCTTTAAAAAAACAATTTAAAACTACTAGTGAAAAAATACATTCAGTAGATTTTAATACAGTTTTACAAAAATATGGGTTTCCTGAAGACTGGCACGCTATAGACTCTCTACCTCAAATTTCATAAAAAAATACCACACTACGAATCTTGGCGGATACAGTGTGGTGAGTTCAAAATTTACCCTAAAATAGGGCTATTTGTTATGCCCTATTTTACCACAAATAGAAAGGTTGGTAAACTATGGCAAGCATTTATAAACGTGGAAAAACTTGGTCCTACAAAGTATATTACTATGACAACGGCAAGCAAAAGGCTGTATCTAAGAGTGGATTTAAGACAAAAGCTGAAGCCAAGGACGCATCCATCCTTCGTGAGAATGAAATGCTGCAGGGAAAGGACTTTGCCAAAGAAAGAATGCTCCTAGCTGATTATATGGAGAATTGGAAAAAACTATATAAAGACGGAACAGTCTCTTTAGGCGTTTCCAAGCGTATAGATATGATCATACGATATGTAAGAAAGAATTTTAACGTCATGCTCAAGGATATCACTCACGATAGCTATCAATCTTATATTAATAAATTAGCAGAAAGGCTATCCACTGAATCTGTTGCTAAATATCACACCTACACCAGCGGTGCAATAAAGCATGCAGTTCAAACCAGAGTTCTTATGTATAATCCTTGTGAATTCGTTAAAATAAAAGGGAATGATGAAAGAGCATTTTCGGAAGAAAGTAAATTCCTATCGTTCGAAGAATATCAAAGATTGTATGCAGCGTTAATGGATGGTATCAATCCCAGATATCAATCACGATATATTATTCTTTTAGCAATGGTTAGTGGAATGCGGTTTGGAGAATGTCTGGGGTTAACATGGGATAATTTAGATCTAGAAACGAATACTGTAAAAATTGAAAAAGGATTCGATTCATTACACACTAGAGATTTCACGGACGGAAAAACTAAAAATGCAAAACGAACTATTATCATTCCAAGCGAAGTAATGAAACTATTGTTCCAACTTCCGAAAGATACGGAAAGAGTGTTCCACGACATCACAAATAATGGAGTCAAAAAAACTCTCGATAATACACTTAAAAAAGCGAAAATCAAGAGAAAAATTAGATTTCATAGTTTAAGACATACACACGCAAGTATCTTATTGTCGCAAGGTGTACAAGTCGTTTCAGTTAGCAAAAGATTAGGACATGCTAACCCAACTGTTACTATGCAGACGTATGCCCATGTTATTAAAGAATTAGAAGTCTCAGATAATGAGAAAATAATAAAGATTTTATCCCACGGAACATCCACGGAACAAAACCTTTAAAAAAGCCTATAAATAAGCATAAAAAATGCCCCCTACAGACTACAATTAACGTTTCGTAGCGTTTCATAACGCTGATTTTTACTATCATATCAACGTTTTCGTTTCTTGTTAATTCTTGCGTTTTCGGAATTCACGGAACAAATACGGAACAACTCGATTCTTTAAAAATGCTCAAAAAAATAAGCCTACCCCGAAAGGTAGGCTCATTTCTTATTCTTCGAAATGGATTGCTCCACTTTCATCAACACGAACGGATGCTTTTTCTAACATCTCTCCATTTGAATTGAAATAATAGTAAGCATCGCCAATCTTGCGTACTTCTTTGGAAACCATGTCTCCATTTTCGTTTGTACAATAGTACCATTTGTCGAAATACTGAATCCAACCAGTAACCATTTCTCCAACGTTATTGAAGAAGTACCACTTACCGTTGATGTTTTGCCAACCTACAGCCATGAATCCTCCTGGTTTTAACCAATACCATAAACCTTCATCATCTTGGTACCAAGTATTTTCAAGAGCGTATCCATTGTCATCAAATCGGAAGTAACTTCCATTAATCTTTTCCCATTTCGATTTAGGATAGTTTCCGTCTTCGTCACGGTACCACCAACCAGTGCTGTCTTCCACCCAACCTTTTGCAACCGCAACAACTTCTTCCACGTCGTCATAGTGTGGACGAATATATCCAACCATTCCAGCGTAAGAACGAGTACGATAACGAGCTGGTCCACCTACTTCTAAGTAGTCCCAGTTTCCGTCAACGTTTTGTTCGATTGTCTTAAGTGTGTAGCCGTCACTATCTTCGATAACAACACCTGTATGTCCGTACGGAGAACCAGGTACTTCCATTACGAAGATGTCACCTTTCTTAGCAATAACGCCTTGCGCTTCATAAATAACTGTTTCACCTTGTGCAACTGCTGAATCTAATAAATCGATTGCATTACCCCAAAGCGTTTTACCTGTTGCTCTGTAATAGACAGTGTTTGAACCGTCCACACATTGCCAGCCGTAAACTCCATCGAAGTCCACACCTGAACTATTATTAGCAGCTTCTTTCAAAGGTGCTAAAGCATAATCTACTGTAACCATATATTCATCTCCTTATTAATTTGTCGGCCAAGGGTCGTCTGTAATATAAGTTATATTGGACACCCTGATGTCTCCGATATCTCTATCGGTTGGTACTGGGTCAATAAATTGGAAACGTAACATGTTACCGTCTCCTGTCCCACCTAGATACCACGTTCCATACTGGATACCTTTATCGTTATAAAATGGTCCAATTGACGAACCTGCCGAACGATAACCATACGGAACTCCGCCTAAACCTAAAATAAAGCAGTTTCGCTCACGGTCTGACGGTTGGATTTGATACCCAGGTCCGCCACGGCGAATAACACCGAACCAACCCCAAGATAGACCACCGAATTGATACTGCACCTGGTTGTTAACTCTTCGTACTTGCACGTAAGCATTTCCTAATTTAGAAACTGATGGTAATGTTTTCCAACCAGTGTCACCGTATAGAACAGCCCAACCAATTTTGCCAGAAGGTGTACGCTTAATCCATTTTACAGCGCCATTAGTTTTTTGCATATCCACATAGGTTTGACCGAGTGTACCGTCAATTTTACCCTCAGGAATACCATTACCTGTAAGCTCACTAGAAGAAGTTGATGAAGTAGGTGCATTTTGACTGGAAGTTGGGAGGTTAACACTTCCGCCGCCATCAGATAGGATGAGTGTATTTCCTGATAAACTCAATTTTTGAGGAATACCCACACCATCACGACCATTCTCTCCTTTTGGCCCTGGTGGTCCAGCGGGTCCAGTTTGTCCGATTGGACCTTGTTCTCCACGTTCGCCCTTTTGCCCGTCTTGTCCTCGTTCGCCTTGCGCCCCTTGAGGTCCGATTGGTCCTTGAAGTCCGTCTGCCCCTCTTGGTCCAGTATCGCCTTGAGGACCACGCTCACCAGCGTCACCTTTAGGTCCAGGCAATCCTTGTGGTCCGATTGGTCCACGTTCACCAGTTTCTCCCTTGTCGCCTTTTGGTCCAGGCGTTAATGAGATGTTTCTCAATTCATCCTTAGTCGCAAGCCGACTTTCATCGATGTTAGTCTTGCTTTCTAAGGCCTCTACACGCTGTTTTAAGACGCTATCGTCGTAGATTGTATCTTTATCGGTCTTTGTCTTTAAAGCCTCGATTTCTGCCGAAATATTGCTGATTTCAGCACGTTCAACTTTGTTTTCTAGCTCTTGTTTCGTAGCAAAAGTGCTTGTATCAATTTCTGGTTTCGTTTCAAGCACTTGTAAACGTCGTAAGATTTCCGAATCGTCAAAAGTTGCGCCCTCGACATGAATATTCTTGAACGCTGCTTCTAGTTCTGCTTTAGTTACGATGTCAGTTAATGCTACAATACGTTTTGTGTCTTTCTCAATAACGGGTAATTCGCTATGTTTATCAATTTCTGACACACGAACCCAAAACGAGAATTTTAGAATATCCGCCGATTGCACGACTTTCTCAGCATAAACATACCCGTACACGATTTCATCGGTTGTAATTAAGCTAGTATCGAATGGAACAGTTGCGATATTATTTTCAACCGTTCCGACGACTTCCAAGAAACGATTTGTCGTTTTAAAATGGAATAACACTATGATTTTCTCAGCGCCTACTCCATTTAGTTGTAACTCGATAAATGCGCTGTTCTTATCGTGTGAGTAAAATTCTTCTTTCACTTTGT